CGTCGTGGTCCCTACGGTCGGCCCGATCGTCAATATCTCGACGGTGACCACGATCACCACGGCTGGCGCGGCGACCTACACAGCGGCGCAACTCAAGGGTGGCTTGATCCTGCGGGATCCGAACGGTTCTGGTCGCTCTGACGTGACGCCGACTGCGGCTTTGCTGGTGGCGGCTTTGCCTTCGGCGGTGGTTGGTACGTCGTTTGTGTTCACGATCCGCAACGACGCCGACGCGGCTGAGACGATCACGGTCACGGCTGGTAGCGGTGCGACGTTGTCGGGTACGATGACGATCGCGCAGAACAATCTGAAGCAGTTCCTGGTGGTGTTGACAAACGTGACTAGCGGCGCTGAAGCCTACACGGTCTACTCCTTGGGTACGGTGGTGTTCTAATGGCGAAGCGAATGTCGGTAACGGTCACGGGGACGGCAGCTTCGGCTGCTATCCCGCTTGACCTGAACAGCAATTCGCCATTCAATGTCTCGCTGTGGGTCGATGTTGGCGCAGGCTGCACGTACACCATCCAATGCACGTCTGACCCTACGTCGACCAGCACGCCTGCCGTATGGATTGACCACTCGGACGCCACGGCATTGACTGTTGACTGTGCGGTAGGGCTTGCTTTCCCCGCTACGGCGGTTCGGCTTAATCAAACGGCTGGTGCCGCAGCCAGCGTATTCACAGTTATTCAACAGGGGATATAGCATATGGCTGTTTTTACGATCGGGTCCAAGACGCTTTCAGGATCTCCGACTGGTGGTGCAGTCGGTGGCGCGTCCAACCTCACCACCGTCGGCGCGATCCCTTATGTCTCGGCGTCGGGGGTGCTGAATCAGGATGCGACGGCGTTGTTTTGGGACGCTACGAATGATCGGTTGGGGGTGGGGACGGCGAGTCCGAGCGTCACTCTTGAGGTGGCCGGAATTGCCGTCAGTAGAAGCAACACAACTATTGGCGCTGGTGCTACCTTTGGTTTTCAGGTCAGAAACACAACTTTCGACAATTATCGAGTTGGGATTGGATACGACTCGACTAAAGGTGGCGTCCTCCAGGCTTATGAGCAGGGTGTAAGTTGGGAGCGGCCATTAATCATCCAGCCGTCTGGCGGCAACCTCCTCATCGGTGGCACCACCGACGGAAACTACAAGCTCGACATCCAGGCCTCCGGCTCCACCGGCACGCTGCGGGTGTACGACCAAACCGCCGTCACCGGCTCAACCAAGGCCGTCGTCAGAGCGGGGGCGGGCGATGTATATGGGAGTTGGCTGACCGAGTGGCAAGATTCCAGCGGCACCCGCATGGGTGGTGTTCAGTTTCTGGGCGGCTCGGTCGCTCAAATATCAGGCCTCGGCTATTTTTCGGGAGGCCTGTCTGTGCCAATTGGAGGCACACCGAATTTCGCCAGTACGGGCTTTATGTTTTCCGTGACTGCGTCAGCCGGTTCTGGTACCTACGACCTCGGCCTCTCCCGCAACGCAGCCGGAGTTATCGAAATCAACAACGGAACTCCTGGCACCCCCCGCGACCTCAAGCTACGCAACATCACGGTAATGGACACGACTGCTGTTACCGGATCTACCTTGGCAATTATTCAGGCGGGCGCGGGGCAGTCGGGGAATTTGCAGGAGTGGCAAAACAATGCGGGTAGCGCACTGGCTGCGATTGATTCCTCTGGGAATGTTATCCCTAACTCATTAGTTGTTGGAACAACTGCGATAACAAGCACTGGGCTGGCTCAAGGCTCAGCTCGGGTTTTGACGTGGTCTTCTACTACTAACTATTTCGGCACCGCTGACCTCGGCCTAGCCCGCAACGCCGCTGGGGTACTGGAGATCGACTCAGGAACTGCTGGCCAGTATCGGGATCTACTCCTTCGCAGGTCACAGCACTCGGGCGTTGCGGTTTCTGCGCTCCCTGCCGCCGCCGCTGGTAACGCTGGTTCCATCCAGTACGTGACTGACGCCAACGCAACCACCATCGGAAGCACCGTGGCTGGCGGCGGCAGCAATAAAGTCATGGTTTGGTCGGACGGCACCAACTGGAAAATCTTCGCAAGCTAAAGGACACCCAATGAAACTCACATTCACACTGACCGACGACAACGACAAAGTCTTGTCGTCTGAAACGATGGCTGGACCTGGAGTCGCTATCGGCTTCGACGTTGCCGAGAAATGGCGGCTGACGCAGTTCGGCGACGATGGCAAGACGCTGAAGTACCCCAACGTCCTCTCCATCTTCAAGTCGCAGATCGCCGACACGGTGGGGCGCATGGCCGACGTGGTTGGGTCGGACGCTCTGAAGCCTCTACGCGATGCGAAGGCGAAGGCTGAAGCCGATCTGGAAGCTGCGAAAGCGGCGCTCATCGCGGCGGTGAAAGCATGAGTATTGAGATTTCGGTATCGCCGATCGTTGAGGAATACCTTGAGTTGATGGGTAAGGCACTGGGTATGTCCACGGCTGATGTGGTGAAGAAGATCGTGATCGATACCTTCGCCGACAATATCCGCCGTAGTAAGGACGTTCGCCCTGCGGCTATCCACGCTGAGATCGAGGCGTTGGAGAAGCAGGCGGAAGAAGTGTTTCAGAGAGCGATAGCGGGAGCATAAATGGCAACCAGCGGAACGGCGACGTGGAACCCCGGCATCCTTGAAGTGATCGAGGAGGCGTTTGAACGGATTGGTGGCGAGTCGCGAGTCGGCTACGACATCACCACGGCACGCCGTTCGCTGAACTATTTGTTCTCCGAGTGGGCTAATCGGGGCATCAACATGTGGACGCTGGAGTCTGGGACGCAGTTGCTGACTGCGAGTCAGGCTACGTACACGTTGCCAGCGGATACGGTCGACCTGCTAGATGGAGCGATCCGCACCAACTCTGGGAACACGACAACCCAGACGGATATCCAGATCCAGCGGATCACGTTTGACACGTATCAGGCTATCCCGAACAAGACGACGACTGGATACCCCACGCAGTGGATGCTGCATCGTGGCACCTCAGCACCTACTTTGTATTTGTGGCAGGTGCCTGATGATACGCAGACGTATTACTTCTACTACTGGCGTTTGCGTCGGATCCAGGATGCTGGAAGCACGTACTCGAATACAGCGGATGTCCCGTTTCGATTCCTTGCCGCGATGACGAGTGGACTGGCGTACCACTTGGCAGCAAAGAAGCGTGCTGGTCAGCCGATCGTGCAGGAGTTGAAGGCTCGGTACGAGGAAGACTTTGAGCTTGCCGCGAGCGAGGACCGAGATAGGTCGTCGTGGATGATCGTGCCGTTTACGGGGTACCTCTGAGATGGCATACGCATCCGGCAGACACGCAAATGCGGTATGCGACATCTGCGGACGCGACTGCAAATATCGTGATCTGCGGAAGCATATCACGAACCAGAAATGGGATGGTTTAAAAGTCTGCCCAGACTGCTATGATGTGGATAACCCGCAGTTGCAGGTTGGCCGCGTCAGAACGGCTGACCCGCAGGCTTTGTATCAGGCTAGGCCAAATTCCGGGGAGTACGTGGGTATCCGCGCATTCGCTGGCTTTAATCCAGTGGTCGGACTTGGGGCGCAGGCGCGTCTTGGTCAAGTCACAGTAACCACCTCATAGGGAGGGAAGAATGCGTAAATTTCAAGGACAGCCATGGACGCCGCGTAAGGCAGGTGGCGGGACGTTTGCTGATGTCGATGCGGGGCCTCTGCCTGGAGTGGCGCAGCGCATCGTTTCCGGCGAGATGGCTGGCATTCCGACGAAGATGGCCAGTCGGTTCAGCAACCCTGCCATGCTGAAGGCGATCGCGACGGGCGCTGTCGGTGGACTTGGTGGCAAGTCTGGCATGACATCGGCGCTTATCATGAACGGCATTGATGTGCTGTCGAAGCTGATGGCGAACAAGAAACAGGCAGCGAACAACCTTGCTGTGTCAAAGCAGATCACGGGTGGTGGCGCTGGCCTCGATGCGCAACGAGACAAGAAGGGAGGAAAGCTGAAAATGAAGGGTCGTACCACGAACACGCAGAAGCCGAACAAAGCTGGCAAGAATGGTCCCGCGCCGAAGATGGCTAAGGGCGGCATGAAGAAGGGCTGCTAGTGACTTACGCTGAACTCAACCAGCTACTGCAGGATTTTTTGGAGAACTCGGAAACAAGTTTCGTCTCCAATATTCCTACGATCGTCAATCAGGCGGAAAACCGTATTTACCATACGGTGAATACGCCTGATCAGCGGTTGTCAGAAACGGGTGCATTACTTGCAGGCGAGGAAGTAATTACTTGTCCTGCGGCGTTTCTTGAACCGGAAGCGCTGTTCATGACGATCGATGGCGAGCGTCTCCCATTACTGCAGAAGCAGTTGAGTTGGCTTCGCACAGTGTACCAGTATAACGATACGGGGTTCCCTGCGCACTACTGCCTGAGTACAGCTGGGTCTTCTTCGACAACTATTATCGTTGGACCGATTCCGTCAGCCTACGCAACTTACGAGTTGTACTACTTTGGCAATCCTACATCAGTAGTGACAGCCGGATCCACTTGGTTGAGCGTACAGTTCCCAGAGGCGCTGCTGTATGGGTCGTTGCTTGAGGGCTACGTTTACATGAAAGGCGAGAAGGATATGCGCGACACGTTTCAAGAGCGGTTTGACCGCGCGATGCAGACGCTGAAACAGTCGGTTGACGTGCAGCAACTCAACGACGAGTACCGAAATTCACCGCCTAGCAGAGAGGTTCAATAATGGCCTTCACGGGGAGCGCTGTATGCACTTCGTTTTACACCGACTTGCTAAATGGTGTGTTCAATTTCAGCACGCACACGTTCCGGCTGGCCTTGTACAACTCAAGCGCCACGCTCAGTGCGAGTACGACAGCGTACACGTCAACCAATGAACTCGCTACGGCTGGCGGGTATACGGCTGGCGGTACGATAGTCGCGCCGACTGTGTCGACGGCTTCAACGTCGAATGGCACCGTAGTGATCGTCGACTTCGCGGATGCCTCATGGGCAGCGTCGACGTTTACGGCACGAGGGGCGTTGTTGTATGACGACACTGCCGCCAGCAATCAAGCTATCGCGGTGATCGATTTCGGATCCGACAAGTCTTGCACGGCGTCGACGTTTACCGTTCAATTCCCAGCGGCGACCGCCAACGCTGGCTTCATCGTGTTCCAGACTATTTTGAGTAGCGTGTAATGCTATTTTCTACCCCATCGATGGCCATGTACTGGCGGTGCTCCTGGAGGCATCGGGACGTGTTGGAAGACGTGTCCGTTTACAACATTGCAAACCGTAGACCTGTTGACCTTGTACATGGTTGCGATCTCGCCTTGAGTGAACAGCCTGCTGAACCAAAACTCTCTCATCATAAATACATCGTTGTCAGAGAACTGAGATCCGCCGCGACTATGCCTAAGTTTTCGGCACATATCTTGGGTGTTGTCCCTGCTCGTTCCAAGCCACAGGTGCGCTGGATTGCAGCACGGCGGGTTATCGCAGGAGTGGCAGACCACTGCGTCTCCTGGGTCAACCCCGTTCACCAAAAAGTACGCAATGCGGTGGGATATCAGGAGCTTGTGCGACCCATCTTCGCACGAGAAAAACTTCCCGTATCCCTTGGAGTCTGTTGCGCCGATCCACTCCCAGCACTCGTTCGGCGCTTTCTTCTCAACGTTGTTCCAAAACTTTCTGATGCGCCGTGGCGGGAAAGTTGGCATTCTATGTGTAGCCATATGATCTCCTCGATAGATTATGTGGTTAGAGCCGTTTGGGGTGTGGTGACCCCTTGCGGCTTGTTTTATTTTAACACCAGATTAGAGGTGCGCTATCCCTTCTAGCTATACTTCCAACAACGGTATTATTCTACCAGCAACAGGCGAGAATAACAACACCTGGGGATCGCTTTGGAACTCAAGCGGTACCGAGCTAATCGACACCGCCCTCGACGGTGCTGTCTCCGTCACGCTCACCGGATCCACCCACTCGCTGGCGATCACTGATGGCACGGCGAGCGACGGGCGTAACCGCGTGCTGTTGTTCTCTGGGTCGCCGGGTGCTAATTGCACTGTCACGGTGACGCCGAACGATGCGGAGAAGTGGTACTTCGTATACAACGGCACATCGGGCGGCTTCTCCGTAATCATGGCTCAAGGTGGAGGGTCTGGGTCTACTGTCACGGTGGCGAACGGATACTGGGCGCTGGTGCGGCTGGACGGTACCGGGTCGAATGCCAACGTGACGCGGCTGCTCGATAGCTGGGAGGTGACTACTGCGCTCAAGGCTGCTACGTACACTTCTGCCTCCACTCTGTCGATAAAGCCTGGAGCAGACTCGACAGCAGCTATCAGGCTTCAGAATTCGGCTGGAACACAGAAGGCCGCGCTAGACACAACCAACGGCAGGTTCATTATTGGAGCGACCACACCTGGATCTATATTTGAGGTGAACTCAAATACAGTTGCGGTGACTCCCGACCAGACGACGGACGTGAATATCGTTGGGTCTGACGCAGGTGCTGGCAATCGGGTGATGATCACTGGCTTCACTAATTCCGGCACGTATATCGGTAGGCTGGCGTCTGGGACTGGGGCGGCCCCCACTGCTGTGCAGAATATGGGATATCTATGCCAACTTCAAGGACGCGGATACCTTACGAGCACTTGGAGCAGCAGCCTTGGTCGCGTAGCCTTTGTGGCTGAAGAGAACTTCACGAACTCTACGGCCAAGACAGCCATCGCTTTTGAAGTCACGCCAGCCGGTGCTGTTACTTCGTCCGAGAAGATGCGCCTTACCGGGTCTGGGCAGCTTGAATTGTCGACAACCACAGGTGGACTGCTAGTGCCGCGCCTGACTACCACGCAAAGAGATGCACTAACCCCGTCTAACGGGCTGGTCATCTACAACACCACAACCAACAAGTTCCAAGGGTATCAAGCAGGAGCTTGGGTTGATTTCGTATAAGGAGAAGTATGAACTGGAAAGCCATACTCAAAACCGTCGCCACTATTGGCGCTGCAACCGTACTGACGACTGCTGGTGAAACAGTCGATCCAAACAAAAAGGTTAATGCCGAAAAGGCTGCGGCTGTCATCGTTGCCGTGGCCGCTTTGTTCGCCGAGAAGCCCACTAGAAAGTAATGCTCCAGTCTCTCAAGCTCCGTCCAGGCATCACCAAGGACATCACTGACCTGTCAAACAGCGGCGGGTGGTATGACTCCGACAAGGTGCGTTTTAGGATGGGGTATCCGGAGACGATTGGCGGATGGCAGGCGTACACGTCCAATGAATTCCTTGGTGAATGTCGCGCACTGCATCAGTGGACCGCGCTTGACGGCACGAACTACACCGCTTACGGGACGAACCTGAAGCTGTACGTGGAGACGGGTGGTGACTACTACGACATCACCCCGATCCGCAGGACTGTCACGCTTGGCGCGAACCCATTCACCACGCAATCCACATCGAACGGGAAGTTGACCGTCACCGACGCGAGCAATGGCGTGGTGCTGCACGACTTCGTGACGTTCTCTGGCGCGACCGCGTTTGACAACTACACGACCGGGATGTTGAACGCTGAGTTTCAGGTGATCGAGGTTCTGACTTCAGGCACGTACACGATCGAGGTGACTGGCGTTACGTCAGCATCGGCTGGTGTCAGCGGTGGTGGCGCGGCTGTGTCCGCTGCTTATCAGATCAACACTGGACCGGACACGCAGGTGTTTGGAACTGGGTGGGGTACCGGCACTTGGGGACGCGGAACGTGGGGGTCGGCTTCCAGTTCAGGCGTAAGCACTGGTCAGATCCGGATCTGGAGCCTTGATAACTTCGGCGAGGATCTGGTTGCCGCAGTGCGTGGTGGCAACATCTACTGGTGGGACGCATCGGTTGGGACTGGTACGCGAGCGATTGCCTTGGAGGATATCCCTGGTTCAAATCAAGCACCGACCATTTGTTATGGGATCCAGGTTTCTGACGTGGATCGCCATCTTGTTGTCTTTGGCGCGAACGAGAACGGTGAAACCACTCAGGACTATTTGCTGGTCCGGTGGTGCAGCGCGGAAGACCTTACGGAATGGGAAGCCAATACCACGACCACGGCTGGATCGCAGCGGCTGTCATCTGGCTCGCAGATCATTGGCTGGACGCGGGCGCGGCAGGAGATCCTGATCTGGACGGATGTTGGCTTGAACACGATGGCATTCACTGGGCCTCCGTATACGTTTGGGTTCAATCTCATGGCCGAGGGGGTCTCGATCATGGGGCCGAACTCGATGGCGGAAGACAAGAATACCGTGTTCTGGATGGACCTAAATTCGTTCCGCATCTACGACGGGTCAGTGAACACTATTCCATGCCCAGTGCAGGCGTATGTGTTCGATAATCTTAACTTCGATCAGCGCTATAAAGTGTTCTGCGGAACCAACTCCCGGTTTAACGAGGTGTGGTGGTTCTACCCTGCTGGGGCTTCAAATGAGAACAATCTGTACGTGGCATTCAACTACGTCGACAACACTTGGTTCATCGGGCAACTAGAGCGCACTGCGTGGTGGGATATGTCGTTCAACGGCTACCCGATAGCCACGTCCGATGGGACAACATGGACGCAGGAGTACGGGACAAACGCTGGTGCATCTGCGTTGGAACCGTATATCGAGGGATCTGACCTGCAAATTGGCGATGGTGAACAGTTCTCGTTTATTACGCGCATCATCCCTGACATCACGTTCACTGGTGAAAACCAAACCCCGCTTGCTAACTATCTGATCCTCCGCCGCAACTTCCCTGGTCAGGACTTCACGACTGGCTACACGTCGACGGTATCAAATGATACTGAACAGAAGTTCGTGCGCGTGCGCGGGCGTCAGTTTGCCCTGCGCGTCGAGAGCAGTGAACCGAATCAGGCGTGGCGGCTAGGCGTGACGAGGTTTGACATGCAGCCGGATGGGAGGAAGACGTGAACCTCCGTCGACCACTCCCCCCACTCAAGATTCCTCCTCGTGAGTACCGGATCGAGGATTTTCAACAGGTCGTTCGTTTTGTGAATGAGTTGTTGAATAATATAAACAACCCTGGCGATATCGTCGGGTGTTCTCTGCAGTTCATCAACCTCGCAGAGAATGGGTACGGCCTGCCGACTGGCGGCGTTTACGTTGATGCAAACGGTTTCCTGAAAGTGGTTCGGGATAACGAGGTATTCGCGCCTTCGTTCGATGCTCGGGCCAAGCTCGGGGTTGTGACAGTAAATACGTAAACGTGAGGTGAGAGTATGGCAGGCTTGCGGAAGCTGGCCGATCAGATTGCCGAGCATGGGCGCTACGGCGACTCCGAGTTGGTTCATATGAACCCAGAGGAGATCGCGGTGTTGGAGCAGTTGCTTGGGCCGATGACGGTAAACCCAGAGACTGGGCAGCCGGAGGCGTTTAGCTGGACACGATTATTGGCTGGGCTGGCTGGGGGACTAGCCACTGCACTTACGGGGGGAGCGGCAGCTCCAATTCTTGCTCCGTTAATGGGAATTGGAGCGTTGGCGTCAGCTATTATTGACCCTAAAGAGAAAAAGCAAGACACGAAATTATCTGAGGCTGGGGAATACCTCAAGAAGAAGAACGAAGCCGACGCCAAGAACAATGCAGGAGTGCCAATCATCGCGGCAAACCTGAACCAGAATGTCGGTGGGTACGATCCGCTGGGCCGTGAGAAGAACTACTTCTCCTATGGCGCTCCGGTGCAGCCTGAACCGATGTCTGGTGGTATCCGGTCGCTCATGGCGCAAGGCTACGCTGGTGGTGGGCAGCTTGAGCCTGAGGAACTGAAGGGCCAGCAGATCATCGAGATGGCGATGCGGGCGCTCCAGGGGCAGAGCGAGGATCCGCACGCTGATCTGAACCAGTTTGTGGCTACCTACGGGCCTGAAGCGCTACAGTCACTTGCGCACGGCGGTAAGGTGGAAGGCCCTGGCGGCGGCATGGACGACATGGTGACGGCTGACTTGAACGGGCAAAAGGTATTGCTATCGCCTGACGAGTTTGTAGTGCCAGCCGATGTAGTGAGTGGGCTTGGCGATGGTTCCAGTGAGGCTGGTGCGCGTAAGCTGCACGCCATGATGGCGCGAGTACGGGCAGAGCGCACTGGAAAGACAACGCAACCGAAGAAGATCAACGATCAGAAAGTGATGCCGAGGTAGCCATGGCTGAAACCACATCCCAGGTAAACGTAAACGACATTCCTGAGTACCTGAAACCGTACCGGAATGCGCTGCTGAATGCGGCGTTTGGGTTGGCGATGAAGCCAGAGTACCTGCAGAAGCAAGGCATCCCTATTATGGGTGGGACTATCGCTCCGCCAGCGAATCCGCCGGTACAGCCCACGATCCCCCCGACTCCAACATCTCCGGCACCACCTGATCAGTCTGTGCCGGATGCGATGGCGCGGATTACGACAGAGCCAGTTCACGGCGGATCTACGCTATCTCGTGGCGCTGCTGGTATTGAGGAGTTGCTTCGGTCAAACCGAATCGGGTACGCAGAGGGCGGGAGGTTGGCGAACTCCGCTGCTGGTATTGAGGAATTGCTGAAAAGTTTCTCCGTCGCTCCCGCTGGATCAGATGTGTGGCTGGGTGAAGGCGGAACTCCGCTGGGTGGCGTCTACAACGGGAATAACGTCAGTCCGACGCCGAAAATACCGTCGACGATCGGTACTGGCACGCAACCTCCGCCGACACCGCAGCCGCCATCGGTTACGCCACCTTCGACTGCTGGCCCTGGTGGTGTGATCACTACGCCTCCAAGTGGCACGCTGCCTGTCGGTAATCCTAATCCGACGAATAAGCCGCCGCAGGTTGGCACTGGGATAGGAGGTGGTGGTGGGGTAACCCAGCCGCCTCCTGCTACGCATGGCGGTGGGCCGTCGACACCCATACCGCAACCTTCGCCGAATCCGAACGGATATCAGACGCCTCCCGCCTTCCTTGCCCATCGCCCCGACAACTTCGCTGGTGCGGCACAAGCGGAGAAGATGGGCTACAACCCCAACCAGTATGCTGAGGAGCGCACGGCGCAGGACTTGGCTGACCGGCATGGGGCGCAGTTGGTGTACACCAACTCTGGCGGTCCTATCTCTCCGCCGTCGCAGGCCACGCTGTACTCCGGTGGTGAGTCATTTCAGAACGCTGGTCTCGTCAACGATGCTTACACCCGCTTCAAGGACGATCCCGGTCAGTTGCAGTTGCGACTGAATCAGATCCGAGATGAGATCCGCCAACTTGGCGGAACGCCGGGGTTCAAGAAGGGTGGCGTTGTCCGAGCATTCGGTGGTGCGGCTTTGGATTCAGGGAGCAATCCGTTTAACCCGTTGAAGAACAACTCAAGCAGCGGGCCAATGGATGGGTTCATGAACAACGGGTTCCCTGTTCCTCAATCTCCTGCTTCTACTGGGATGATGGGGTCTAAGTCTGCTCTCAACACGGGGTTCATGCCGCTACAGGCACAGGCTGAAACCGATACTACGGGTACGCCTACGGGTACGCCTACACAGCAGACTGTCGCGCAGAATGCTCTCGATGTATTGCAACCGTATCAGGCATATGGTGGCCAGCGGACGCTTTCTAATGGGTTCAATAGCGGAGCAGTAAACAACGGAGTCGCCCAAATCTCCGACCTCACCCGCAACGCTCTCGGTGGCTACTCTGGATTGCCTTCGTACTTGGACTCGGCTGGAAACATCAACGCAGGTCGCACTGCCAGCGGTCAGGCAACGACAAACTTCGGCATCGCCAACGACACGTTTAACTCGGCTGGTCAGTTGGCTCTCGATGCCAGTACCAGGGCAGGTGACGCCAGCTACGAGTCGCCGCTAACTTCGTCGTTCCAAGACACGATGAATTTTATTCGTGGCAATCCGCAGGCGTTCCAGGCTGGAGAGATTTCGTTGGGCCAACTCAGCGCACCGCAGGTTGACGCGCCTCTCGGTATCTCTCCATCGCAGTTGACCAGCTACCAGATGGCTGGCCCTCGCTTGATCGACACGTCCGTATCGAACATCGACCCGCACTACATCCAAGGCCAGAACCTACAGCAGTATCAAGCGCAGTCGCCTGAGTCTGTGCGCGGCGCTCAGTATCGTGCCAACACGATCGACACCACTCCTACGGTAGACACGAACCAGATCACGCGCAACTTCGAGAATAATCGGATGACCGCTCCAGGCAATGTCACGGCTGGGCAAATTCAAGGCATCGATCGATTCATCGACAATCGCAACGCACAGAACTACATGTCTCCGTATACGCAGAACGTAACCGACGTTCGGCAGCGGCTGGCACGGCAGGCGTTCAACGAGCAGAAGGCCGCGCGTGATGCGAACGCCGTCAAGGCAGGGGCCTTCGGTGGCAACCGGCAGGCTGTCGCTGACTCGCTGGCAAACCGTGACTTGATGAACCAGATGGACCAGATCGCGGCGGAAGGCGCTCAGTCGGCCTACGAAAACGCGCAACAGCAGTACGAGCGCGACCGTAACGCTGGCATGGGGGCGCAGCAATTCAACGTACAGGCGCGGATGCAGGGTGATCTCGCTAATCAGCAGACTGGTCTGCAGGTCGGTGGGAAGAACTTGGACGCGGCGTTGGCGACGAACAACCTGCTGGGCAACATCGGGCTGCAGGGTCTGCTGGCTAATCAGAACGCTGGACTGACCGTGGCGCAGGCGAACCAAGCTGCTCGCAACCAGTCTGGACAGTTCAACGCGGCGAACCGTCAACAGGCGTCGTTGGCTAACCAGAGCGCGAATCAAGCAACGGCGCTGGCCAACTTGCAGGCGTTGCTCGGCACGCAGCAATTGGGTGCGAACCTCGGGCAACAGGCCAACCTTGCAAACCAGAGCGCCTACATGGACGCGGCGTCCCGTAACCAGGGGACCAACCTACAGGCACAGTTGGCAAACCAAGCAGCACTGCAGCAGGCGAACCAGCAGAACCTTGCCGCCGCTCTCGGCGTTCAGGAACTCGGTGCGAACCAGTCACTCGCGGCGCAGCAAGCAAACCAAGGCGCTGGCCTTCAGGCTGGATTGGCGAACCTCCAGGCGGCTATGGGTACACAGCAGTTGGCTCGTACCAGTGGCCTGACGGCGGCACAGGCGAACCAACAGACGCGACTCGCGCAGAACCAAGCGTTGCTCGATGCAGCGGCGCGAGAGGATCAACTCCGTCAGCAGGCGCAACAGGGGAACTTCTCCAATCGCCTCAGTGCCGTGGGTCAGCAAACGAACTCGGCGCTCGCGGCGAACCAGATCGGACAGTCTCGCGCCGATCTGCAGCGGCTTGCCAACGCGCAACAGTTGCAGAACCTGCAGCAGCAGATGGCGGCTGGTGCCACGATCGATCAGCGCACGCAGGGCAACTTGGATCAGGCGTATCAGGACTTCATCAACCAGCGCAATGATCCGTTCCAGAAACTCAACTGGCTGCAAGGCATTCTCGCCGGGACGCCGATCTGGTATAACCAAGAGCAGGTACTGTTCAACCGTACTTCACCCGCCTCGCAGATCGGTGGCCTCGCTACGGCTGGGCTTGGAGCACTCACCTCTTACCTCGGGAACAAGCAATGAACCTCATCCAGCAGGCCGAAGAACTGAAGAACGTACCTGATCAGGCACTCGCCCAGATGTCGCAAGGGATGGGTAGCGTCCCGCCGTATCTCGTGATGAGCGAGATGAAGCGCCGCGAGCAAATGCGCAAAGCCTACACTGCGCAAAAAGGAGGTGATCCCGTTCAGCGGCGCACGGTCATGGAGGAGATGCGAGAGCGCTTCACTCCTATGGAGATGCAGCAGCAACAGCAGCAGCCTCAGGTCGGTCAGGTTGCGCCGAATGCGCCTGCTCCTAGGATGGCGGGGGGCGGGCTTACGGCTGTAAATGGCTTCATCCGTAAGCTGGCTGGTGGCACGGAAGAGGATGACTACCCGATGGAGTCGGATCTTTCTGGCTTGCCGATCAATAGCCAGACGCTTCCGCAGTTGTATGCGAACCAGACGTTCACTCCTGACGATGCGCCGTTGATGCCTACTGAGATGGCGGTCACGGGTAAGCAACTAAATAGCCGGTGGGGGTCAACTGCTGAGGCCGAAGCGGCTGCTAAGAAGTTCATGGAGTCGCGTAAGTCGTCTCGCCTTGAAGGCGTAGCCGAACGGCTGGCGCAGATGGAGCAGGCGGCTCGCGGAAAGAAAGCCGACATCGGTCAGATCCTGATGCAGCTTGGCCTCGGTATGGCAGCGTCTCGCCGTCCTGACTTCGCGGGTGCCATCGGCGAAGGTGGACTGGGCGCGTTGCATGGGTACATGCAGCAGAAGCAGTTGAACCAAGCGCAAGCCGACAACTTCATGAAGCAGCGGCTGGGTGTGCTTGAGGCGCAACAGCAGAGCGATGACGTTGCTACTCGCAGCGGCGATGACTACCTGCGTGCTTTGATCGCTGCCCGCAATACAGCTATGGGTACTGGAGAGGCGTCCATCCGCGCACAGCAACACGCTCAACAGGTGGACGAGCAGGGGCGGCTGACGCGGCAGCAGCAGGCGAAACTGGCTGCTGACCGGATCGCGGCTGAGGATGCTCGGGCTAATCGTACCGCTGCTGGTAAATACAACGTGGAGCAGGAAGCCATCAAAGACTGGATGCAGCGCAACCCAGGCAAGAGCGTGATGGAAGCAGTAGCGGCTCTCGGTGTCGCTAAGAACGCTGGCAAGCCGCAGAAAGTAGGCAAAGGCGGAGGCCAGGATAAAACGGTGTTCGCCAACGCCAATCGGTTCCTGCAACTTGCCAACAGCGAGGATAAGCGAGTTGCCGCGATGCTCAAGCAGGCAGAATCAACGATGGACAAAGGCGCGGCTGAGACATTAAAGGCGCAGGCGGCTGCGATTCAAAAACAAGCTGACACGTTCCGCCAGATGGGTGTTGGTCTGATGACGAAGGGGATGGGGGTGGAGTTGCCTTCAGACAACTCCATCACGCCTGAAGAGTTCTTGTCTAAATTTAAACCAGCCGATGATCGACCTGCTCCAATGACACCAGCACAAGCCAGGATGGTTCACTCGCCATCTGAACGCAAGAGCATACAAACTGGTCGTCCTATCGGCGCTTCTGGGCTAATGGACTACATGAAGAAGCAGGCTGAGATCGGGGCGATGTTCGCTGGTAAATAAACATGGCAAAGTTCAACATCAAAGGGATTGGGTACATTGAAGTCCCGGATGGTGCTACTCGGGAAGAGGCATATGCAATTCTCCAGAATGCAATGGGGAGGAAGCAGGAGCCTCAACAGACAAGTGCGTTAGGGCAAATCAAAGAGTTTGCCAAAGGCATCCCTGCTGGTATTATCTCTGGAGTTGCGGCTGTCCCTGAAGGGCTTGGCGCAGTCATCGGCGATGATGATCTGAAGCGCGTCGGTGAGGACATTCGTATGTCTTCACTGGCTGAATACTTTGATCCCAACCCCGGCTACGAAACCTCAATCCCGCGTCAGGCTGGAGAGGTTGTCGGCAATCTCGCTACGATGTTGGCCCCGTCCGCTGGTGCCACCGCGTTACGCGCCCCGGCGATGGTTACCCGTGGGCTTGGCGCTCTAATGTCTATGTCGCAGGGCGCGGCAGAGCAGAAGCGTGAGGTTGATCGAAACCGTGCGGCGGGGATGGAGATCACCCCAGAGCAGGAGCAGTCGTCTTCTCAACTCGGATCTCTGACTGGACTTGTAGATCAGATCCCGATGGGTCGCTTCACTCGGTTCTTCAAGCCAGCCGAAGAACTTGCTGGGCTTGCGGCGGCGAGGACGCTGGCACGCAAGACGGCTGGCGAAGTGGCTAAGGATATTGCGGTCACTGGGTTGCAGGAGGGTGCGACCGAAGGTGGCCAGCAGTTCCTTCAAAACTTTATTGAACAGCAATCATATAATCCGCAGCAGGCGCTGACTGAAGACGTGATCAGTTCGGCTGTCGCTGGTGCTGGCGCGGGTGCTGGGCTTGATGCCCTGATTGGCACCATCGCTCGCCGCGTGGGCCGTAAGGCTGACCTGAAAGCGTCGGAGATTCGCGCCCGCCAATCCGCCCCCGAAGTTTTACCGGGTGACGAGGAAGCGATCGGGATTCGGTCGCAGATGGATGGCACGCCGGAAGTGAAGTATGTGCAGCAGCGCAGGCCGACTCGCAACGAAATTCTGGACGAGTTGTCTCTTGGGTTGTATGGCAAGCCGCTGTCTGAGTTGGACGCGCAGCGCGGGATGCACCTCGATCGCAGCTATGAAGACCTGCGCAAGATGGGTATGTCTGATCAAGAGGTGATTGACCACCTGACGCAGCCGATAGATCTTGCGCCCGATCCGGTGCAGCGTCCTACCCCAGGCCTGCCAACCGCACTGCCACCCGACGCACCGCCAGTACGCCTAACCGACGATGGCGCTATCGACGCCAGCGCCGTTCAGTACCCTTCGTTCCTGGATCAGATCATTGCGCAGGAGCCTGCTTTATATGAGCGGTTGCAGGGGCAGGATGTCGTCAATAGCTTATTGGCCAACCCGTCAGAGCCTCGCGGCGTCACTCCCAACAAGCCAAGACCAAAGCCGCCAGTACAAAACGCTATCCTCACGGACGAAGGCGCTATCGCCACCGACCAGCAACCCACTGAGATCCGACGAGAAGGCATCCGCCCGATGCCGACGAGGGAGCAGATCATTGCTGAGGCTACCGCTGCTCGCCAGCAAGCCGAACAACTGAAGGCACAGCGCCGTGCCGAAGCCGACGCCATTCGCCTCCAGAAAAAGCAGTCGCAAGTAACCGTACCCGAGACTGGCATCGCCAACGAGCGTGACGCCGATGCACGGCAGCGCGTTAGCCGTGAACTCTTTGGCCGCAACTTCGACCAACTCACTCCAGAGCAGATCACTGAGGTAGATAGCTATCGCGCCGAAGGTTTGGGCGAGGCGGTGCAGCCGCAGGAGATCGCTGAGATCAATGAGTTCGCTGACCTGCCGTTCAGCCGCGACCAATACCGGTCGGCACTGGAAGTCGGGCGTGCGGCTGGAGTTAATACAAAGCCGGTCAGCATGACGGCAATTGCCAAGCAGGCGAAGGTGAAGCCTGAAGTCGCCACTCAGATCATCAACCACATGGTGACTCGTGGCGATGCGCAGTTGATCGATGGCAAAGTGATCGTGGATCCGACTGCGATGGGGCCGCGTTACAACCTCGGCCAACCCACCCCCTCCACCAACACCGTAGCCGCCCAGCGCCAACTGCTCGAAGAGGGCAAGCAGTCCGAACTAGCGAACAGCATCTTCGGCGAAATGCAGCGCCTGGGTGTGGATGACATTGTGTCTACCCGCCTTGTCGACAACCTCAAGGTACAGCCGAATGCCAAGGGATCATACGCCAACCAGATCATCTCGCTGGCTATGGCAGTGCAGGATCCGCAGGCGATGAAGGAGACGCTGCATCACGAGGCAGTCCACGCCATGAAGGCGATGGGCTTGTTTAACGATGCCGAGTGGAACATTCTTCAAGGCGCGTTGAACCCCAACAGCGTTCTCTCCGACGACGAGCGCCGCCAGTATGGTGAGATTTATGGAGACCGGCCAGACATCATCCAGGAAGAAGCGATCGCTCGCGGCCTGGAGCGCTACATGTCTGGACAACTCTCGCTCGATGGGCCAGCAAAAGACATTGCCACGCAGAAGATGTCTACGTTGCAGCGCATCGGCAATGCGTTCAAGTCGAACAACATGCAGTCGCCAGCCGATGTCGCTTCGGCGTTTAAGAGTGGCGAGATTGGAAGAAGGGAAGGCAACTATGCCATCAATAACGCGGTCGCAAATGACCAAGCAGGTGTCGATACCGAACGGCGCATCAGTGCGGAAGCCGGGACCACGCAAGACATCCCAGCCGTCGATGCCGCGAAAGCCTCGGAAGCCGTAGATCCGTACGACATCAGGGCTTGGTTGACAGATACGGATGAGAGCGGGGAGGTTAAACCGACAACCGAACAGCGGATGTCAGTCCAGCAACTCCCCGTCAATGGTCGCATCTTCGCCGAGCCTGACAGCCGAAGCCAGATCCGAAAGCAGATCGATGAACTGAAGTCTGGTGCTACGCCTGGGGCGCTTGGTGGTGCGGGACTATCTCTCCGTCAGCAGGCGCTAGACGCAAGGGCTGGGATCGAGAAGTTGTCGCAGCAAGTTGGCACGGCGACCAACGCTAAAGTTGGTGCCATCCCTGCAGTCCGTGCGGCTGACGTGTCTAGTGAGTATGCCTCGGCTGCGCTGAAGAACGGTGGGCTTGAGTTCGTCGGAACTCCAGGCAATGGATACTTCCGCGCTAAGAAAGACGGACCTGCTCCGTTTGGCAAGGATGGTTTCTTCACCAAGGCGTACAATAACGGCAAGCTCGACCGAGTGTTCCATTACATTGCTGGTAAGCGCGGACAGGAACTAATGGCGCAGGGCCGCGAGAAGTTGATGACGCCGCAGCAGATTGCTGAGTACGTCAACTACGGCAATGATGCTGAAGTGCGAGATGCGGCGCAGCAGTGGAAGCAGTTCAACGACAGCGTCGTCGATGCAGTGCAAGCGTCTGGCCGTATCGACGCCGCCACCGCAGCCGACTGGAAGTCGAAGACATACCTGCCGTTCTATCGCGTTGACCCTGATACCGGGACAGTCACGGCGCAGGGTCCAGGGGCGTTGAGCGGAACCGGAAATATCCAGAAGCTAAAAGGAAGCACTCGCGAGATAGCCGACCCTATCGAGAACATCGTTCGCAACGTCAACGCGCTCACGTCCATGGCGATGAAGAACGAAGCCATGCAGCGCGTTGCTCGCGACGGGATACAGATGGGGTACATGAAGCAGGCGCAAAAAGGATCGCCTGCTAAGAACCAAGTCACGCTGTACGTCGACGGCAAGCCGAAGAAGTTTGTCGTCACTGATCCAATTCTTTACGAGTCCGTCACTGCCTCACGGATGCCTGCCAACACCGTGATGAAACTTGCCGCGATGCCGGGGAACTTCCTGCGTGAGTCGGTCACCCTATCCCCCGCCTTCATGGTACGCAATATGCTCCGCGACTCCATGATGGTATGGGCGCAGGGGTACACGCCGGTCCCGTTCGCCAACATCGCAGCCGATGCGACGAAGGCACTAAGGGAAGCCGAGTCGTTCAAGAACCTGGAGCGCCTTGGCGTGGTAGATGCGGGGATCCGTGGTGATGGCGGCGCTGGCGGGACTGCTGCCAACATCAGAGGACTGATGGACGGACCAACGAAGAACCCGCTGAAGTGGTTCCAAGACAAGTCCAAGAAGTCGGAAGCGGCAAACCGTATCACCGTCTTTGAATCCGTCATGAATCGGACTGGAGGCGATGAGGCGCAGGCTGCTTTTGAGGCACGGGAACTACTAAACTTCAATCGTCGCGGGGCCAGCCCGATCGCGCAGGTACTCACCGCCATGACGCCGTTCCTCAACGCCCGGTGGCAGGGGTTGGATGTGGCGTATCGGTCGGCTATTGGCAAGGGCGCTAATCCGCAGATGAAATCTCAAATGCTTCGCCGTGCTGCGTACCTCGGAGCGCTATCTACGATCTACGCTGCGCTTGTCAGCCAACTCCCTGCATGGCAGAATGCCACCCCTGAGGAGCGCGACAACAACTGGTTTGTGCCGACTGGTGATGGCGAAGCGGTGAAGGTGCCGATTCCATTTGAGTTTGGCTTTGTGGCTAAGGTTTTGCCTGAACGGTTTGTGGCGGCTGCGATGGGGAATGAGGAGTGGACTGAAGCACTCAGTTCGTTTGATCGCTTCCTGCGTGGAAATATGAAACTCGACATGCCTCACGTTATCAACCCGGTGTACGAGGTCAGCAACAACATGGACCGATTCCGTGGGCGAGAGATCGAGCAGCCGTGGATGCGGAAGCTGGATAAGGACTACCGCTACGATGAGAACACCAGCGAGTTAGCGAAGGAGGTGGCGCGGTACAGCAGTCTCTCCCCAGTCCAACTAGACCACATCCTGCGTGGGTACCTCGGCACTAGCGCCATGTACGCTGTAAATCTCGCTGACGTGCTGGCTGGCCCAGACCCGACCGGAACAGTAGCCGACATCCCTGACCGCAAACTCAGCCAGATGCCGGTATTCGGCAGCATGTTCCAGCGCGAAGACGGCGCTCGCAAGCTGCTTGAGTTCTACGAGATCCGCAACGTAGCCGAGCAAGCCAAGAACACCCTGTCTATGCTGGCAAAGTCCAAGACGCCAGCCGAAGAAGGCGACCGCGAGCGTCTGAACAAAGCAGCGAAGGTTGAGACTGCGACACGCGCTACCGACAAGCGCATGAGTGACATGACCAAAGTGGAGCGGCAAGTACGTGGCGACATCAAGGCTGGGAATATAACGCCAGCGCAAGGGCGCAAGGTACTCGAAGAATTACGCAAGCGGAAGCTAGAGTTGGCCGCGCCGGTCATCGAGCGCTACAAAGACGCCATCAAGCCATAGGCTCGGCCACGCCAATCCATCCCAATACCCTGCCGTTCGATGACATCGAATGTGCTTTCAGTCTCACTGGAACAATCACCCCATCTGAGGCAATATAGCGGGCGGCAAGGTTAAAGTCAGCGCCTTCGCTAACGACCCGCGCCCACTCGCTGAACACCCGGTTGGCATCGTCTGGGTGAATAAAGTTCTTCCAGTTGCTGCCCAGGATCTCGCCCTCGCCCATCTTCAGCAACTCGCACAGCTCAGAATTCGCCGCTGTGCATCTGCCGTTTGAGTCCGACTCCCACCCTGCCACGCCAGCCGCCATCTTCCATCGCGTCTGGTGCCTCACGTCGATGCGGACTATCGAGTCGCCAAGTTCATCAATCTTCCGTGCTGTACGGTCAATAGCATCCCTTAAACTGCTACCCCCGTTCGGCTTCACTTCTTTCAGAAGGGCATCGAATCGATCGGGTAGCGCATTCAATCGTTCAATTGCTTTAGCGATCTGGTAAACCATACGGGCATATCTCCAAACTGCTGGAGCGATTTTTGTCGCCACTAACACGGCGGTTGCGGCGAACAGATAGACAGTCGGGTGAGCATCCTTCAGATGTGCAATCACCATACCGCTCATTATTATCTATAATCACCACTTGACCTAATCTACCATTGGGTCGCAGAAAGCTATAGACTTTTCCTCTGGAATTTGGGATAAGCGGCTATTTCAACATCTCCGCCATGGCGTTTGATGCGTTGCGGGTGAAGTCGGGGGCCAGCTTCATGTACACGCGCTCGGTTATCGCCGTGGATGAATGCCCGAGCAATCGCGATACCTCCAAGACAGGGACTCCATTGGAGATAAGATGGCTGGCGACTGAATGCCGCATCGTATGCGGCACCGCGCCATCAATCCCCGCCAACTTGCAAGCCTTCTTCCACTGCCAAACGAACCGATCCCGCGAGATCATCTCCCCTTCATTGGTGATTACGTAGCGCGGCGACTTGCCACGGCACTCGTCCAGTATCACCTTGATCGCTGGCGTAACCGGGATCACCCCGCGCCGCTTGTGACGCCGCGACATGCCGATGTTGAAGTCAATCACTCCGTGCTGGATCTGCTCCCACTGGAGCGTCAGAACGGCAGTGATCCGTTGCCCGGTGAGAAACGACAGGTTTAGCACCCAGTCGAACCAGATCGGCACGTCTACACGCCGCCCCACCTCCAGCAACTTCTGCATCTCCTCCTTCGTCAGCCACCGCTGCCTGGGCTTCGACTCCGCTGGCGTCTTCCACTTCGGCGTCTCCGCGATCAGCTTCTGGTCGAGCAGCCACTTGGAAAACACCGACAGATCGGCCAGCGACCGGCGTACCGTCGACGCGGAGTAGGTTTTCAGTAGTCTGGCAATCTCCTTACCCACGGCCTCGCTCGTAAACTGCTTCGGCGCGAGCTTATGCAGCCCAGTGAACTGCTTCCAACTCGTCGTCGCGCGGCGACCGCAGATCACCTTGTCGTTATGCTGTCGCCACCAGATTTGGTAGTGGTCGGTGAGAGTCATGGCTTTATTCCTAATACTGCCTTCAGGTCTAGGTCTACATACGGATACGAATATATCGTGAACCCGCCATTAAACGGCGGTATTGTTATCGGGGTGCTTACCGTCATCGTGTACTTCTTTGGCACCATCACTATGGCGGTGCGTGTCGCCACCGGCATAGCCACCGCGAATCCAGTAGCAGCTTTCATGAATGAGCGGCGGGTCATGGCTTGCATCCCCGCAACAGCACAAACTCCTTCGCTGCCTCCAGCACCCACTCCACCGCAACGATATCCGGGTCGGTAATCTTGTACGTCTTCAGCAAACCAAGCATATTCGACGCATCGTGGATCGCCTTCTTGATGTCGGTCCCACACGGGTTGGACCTGTATGCGCTGGCCTCTTTATTCAGGCGCTGGATGTCGTCCTCCAGCCGGTTAATGTAGCGGATGAGGATTTCGTTAACGGGTGTCACCTGCACGCCCCCAGCGCCAAGCAAATGAAGAACAAGATCGCCATCGGCAGATCGGCTGTTGGTTTTGATCGTCTCATAACACCTCCAAATAAACCGCCACCCCTCGTTCAGTCAGGTGGTCGAACTCAAACCCGTCCACTCGCTTCGGCGGCACCGCGTGCCAGCCAAACCATGTGTCCTTTACTTCCATCTCAATCAGCCCTTCCCGAATCCCCCCTCGGTTGTCGATCATGCGGCAGTGGGTGATCATCGCTCCCTCACCTCCGCCCACCCATCCACTACCTCGATCACGACAGGCCGAGCCACCCACTCGCGCCGCGCTCGATCGTTAGGCAATTGCTTTAGTATCCGGTGGTACTCGATCAGCGGCGGTTCCTCGGTGACCTTGAACCGGATCCGGCTAATGCGCGTGCCGGTGCGGGTGACGGTGGCTTCAGGCATTGCCACACCAATCTTCGCCGTAGATGTCGGCGATGGTGACCGTGCAGGTTTTGTTACTCATACATCCTCTCCTTTTCTATCCACCATGTCCCATTCCTTTAACCGCTTCATTCGGCATACCGTACACAGGGATCACGGCACGCCGCTCACGTTTGCCAGCCATACGCAACTGCCGTTCGGTCAATTCCTCGCCAGTATCGTGACGCAACCAGACAGACGCCTTACCACGGTGACGGACGAACGAGGCGACGATCGAGTTCTTTGACCTCTGCGTGATTGGCGGCGGCGCGTCCTGCGCTTTGGTTGCCATCTCCCACGCCTGCTCGATCGCCAATACGAACCGCTCTCGAAACCCGAACAAGTTCATCTCAATCGTCGTGTCAGTCACGGTAACCATGATGTCCCGGCCACGCACCTGGATCTTCGAGCGCTGAGTCATACATCCTCTCCTCCTTCGTCAAGTACACCCGCGACCGCAACAGCCAAACCTTCAGTGAGATATCCAGCCAAGCCCACGCTGCGATCGCACGCCACACGCCGCCGTGGATCTCGCGCAGCATCCGGCGGCACGGTACCGCCAGCATCTGGTCGCGGATGGGAGAAGGGAACAGACCCTCGGCGTCCATGTGCATTGTTCTGATGAGGACGCTACGCGCTGTCTCGATGCTCATGTTGCTCCTCTTCCCGCGCCAGCAGCGAAGCCTTGAACTCCGCGTGTTCCAGTGTGAGCAAGAACTTCCGGTACTCCTTCGCCCTTGCCGCCTCTTCCGCCCGCTTGATGCAGGCAATCAGTTCCTCGTGTATACTCATATCAGTCACTCCTATCCGTCCTCCACCCCGCCGCCTTCAATCTCCTTGGGCGGCGGTGGTGTTTAGAGGGTATCCGCCAGTTGCTTTGCTTCTTCTAGTTGGGCCTGCAAGTCCCACTTCAACTCACATCGCGGCCCAACCTCCCGCATCTCCGTCGTCAGCAGCTTCAACTCCAGCGCCAGTTCGTCGAGCTTTCGTAGTGTTTCGTCCATTACAGTTCTCCCATCGCGACTCTCAATTTAGCCAAAGCCTTAGACTTCAGCCTTGAATAGTAAGCCTCGGTCGTACCCATGATCCTCGCGGCTTCGGATTGCGGAGTCTCGTCCCAATAGCACGCTTGCAGTACCGCCAATTCCTTCGCCGTCAAAACATCGACCGCCCGTCGCAGCCGTACGCGCACTTCGGAATCCAAGGCTATGCGCTCTTGCCTCGGTTCTCCGGTCGGCATCCACCAAATCGTTTGCAGGCATTGGCGGCGTGTCCCGCGTGATCCCGGATTGCAGCGGCGCAGGTATCCGATGATGGCCCGCTTGGCGGCAATTACTTCGCAGCCTTCACGCGCTTGCAAGGCACCAAGTACGGCCTCGCTGGTGATGTCGTCAAGCTCGTTTCCGGGTGGAAGTCCGCGCCAAATGAAATAAGCGAGGCGCTTGATACGCTCCATCACCACACCCCCACCGCATGAAGGATCGTGCCTAGGCCAAGCGTTAGGCAGATGCCGAGAGACGCCCAGCGCTGGTTGTCGTCTACCCAGTCATCGATCCACACGCAGATGCCGATGGTGGCGACGATCAAGCCGCAGATCACGCTGCATACCGCGCCCATCACAGCACCCCCAACGCGCGGAGGATGGTGATGAGGCCGAGAACAGAAGCAGTTCCGCCTGATATGCGCTTATCCTCTGCGATCACCGATATGCCGCCGACGAACAGCATGAAGCCGCTCAGGCCCACACAAATCCGAACCAAAATATCCGTCATCCTTCTCTCCTTTTAAACCGCTTCTCCGCCAACACAAACACCCGCGTAGCCTTGACGTAGTAGGACCGGACGATCCCGGCCTTCTCAAGCCGGACCAGCGTTGTGTGTACGTTGGGGGCCTTCTTGCCTGATCGCCGCGCCACCTCGGAAGCCGTCCCCGGTAGGTGCGACGTTAAGAACAACTGCTTCAGTGTCATAATACTTCCACAGCTTAACATGTTACCCGCGCTGCCGCAACCGATAAATCGACCGCAGCCGCCCGTTATTTTTCTCAAACGCCTCCTCCAGCACGCCATGGTCCCGCGCCCACGACAGACCGCGCTGCACGTTGCCGGAAGCCATACCCGACACCTCGCACAGCGCTTGCCGGGACACCCACTCATAGCCCACGTATGGCGCTACATCGTCCCAGTGTGAACGGCAGGTGGTCATACATCCACCCGCCCGTTCAGCATCTCCAGTACGGCACGCCGCGCGGCCCTGGCCGACCTCTCTCGCAGTAGCCTATCCGCCAAGGCGTCGATCGCGTGTTCCAAGGCGGACGCCTCTGCGGACAGGTAACTGTTGCCAGTCTGCTCTAACTTGTTCAGCACCCAGGCGTGACGCTTCTCTAGTTCGGTGATGGCTTTACTTGTCGTCATTTTGAACTCCTCACCAGCCACACCACGCCAGCTAGCCATAGAACCAAGCAGATGGCGGTGGTCATGCGGACTCCTTGGTAAACATCGGCTCATGCTCCATCGATCCGCCCAGTTCAGTCACCACCGCCAATGCTTTGTCGTGGTGCTGCTGGTACTCGTCAATGATCGACTGGAGCGACTGCCCGCTCTGCCCCCACTCAAGCGAGGCATCTCTCCCTCGTGCCGCTGCTTTTGCGCGGTACAAGTTATCAGCCGCTCTGCCTGCTTCATCTTTTGCCAAGCGGATCAACGCCGCTTTTGTTTCCTGTGTCATACCCTTCCCTCTCTTCTCCACCCGCTCCCTATACGGTCTGTCACACCGCATAAGCAGCGGTGCTGGTTTTGACGGCCCAGCACCGGCTACTGAATCGACGGTCTAAAGCGTTCGCTTTACTCGATAGCATCACCTCCCTTCACCTTCATCTCTAACAACTCCTTCACCGCCGCCGCTGCCTCGCCCCAGGCGGGGCTGTGCGACTCACCGCGATGCACTAAATACTCGGCCAGCCTGTCCCGGTCCTCTATCGCCAGCCTCAGCAGGTAGTCGCGGGTGGCGGCGGTCATGGCTTTACCGCTTTCAACTCAGCCAGTTCAATACGGCATTGCTCCAGTTCTTCGCCAAGCACCTTCATCGCGTCGCGCCTCGATTGCAACAGTGACCGACTCTCCAGCGCTTCCCGCACCGCATAATACAAGTCAGAAGCGGCGGACTCATCGGTCGGCACTTTACCCGTTTCCAGTATCCGCATCAGTTCGCGCAATGCTCTATCTGACAGTCCCATTGGATTCCTCCGCTTCTGGCACCAACGCCGGACGCCTTTTCTGTTCAGCGTAGTACGCCTTCCACAACGCCGTTCTCGCGTCGTTAATGTCTGGAGGCAGCGCGTCAATCGTAAACCCCCACTCATGACGCAAGCGTCCTAGTTGGTGGATAGCGGCCTCGATGCACTCAAGCCGCGCTTTGTGGCTGTAGAACACTACATCAGCAGCGTGTACCCCTGTGGTTAAGCTTTTCATCTCATCTCCTCTACGGGCTTTACGCCGCCCGCTGGCGATCCTCCCACCCCATCTCCCGGCACACCGCCAGCGCGGCCCACAACATATAACCGCTCCCCTGTGCCATCTTCAGCGTCTCCCGTTTGCCATACCACCACGGCATGAAATCGCCGTGCTTCGACACCGGGCCGTCCATCCACTTCTTCCCCTGGCTTCGCCGTCCGCAGGATACGGCAGCACTCGGCTGTGACGTAGCAGTAGGTCTTCATGCGTGCATACCTCTCACATAATCGACCATCTCCCGGTACTCCCGCGATACCGTTCCAGCCGCAACCATCCGCTCAATATACGCCGCCCGGATCGACCATTGCGCCTCGCTAATTGATGAGGCATACGCCCTCCTTCCGATCACCTTAACCACACAGTCGGAGTCCTTCGGATCACAGATATCGTAGCCCGCCGTGAGGCCGATAACGATGCCTGTCTTGTTGTCGTACAGTCTGTATGTCGTCATTCTCTTCTCCGGTGTCCTTTATCACCGCTGGAAGGCACCCCGCAGGATGCCGCCCAGTGGCGGGGCTGTCGCCAGCCCGGCCGGACGCCTTAGCGCCTACTCCGTTCTATCTCGTCCTCTTCGGTTATCATCCGTCTCATGCGGCCACCCCTTCCTTATAGACAACCGCGCCATCGTCGCCGAAGTCTAAGCTCCACGGTCCCTCTGTATGTCTCATCCGTCTCCTTCTCTCTCGTACAGCCTAAGCCGTCCGCCCCTGCCGTCTGTCACCCGGCAGAGAATGCGGCCTAGCGTAAGTAGTTCCACCGCTTGTGAATCAGATCGTACCCGTTGGTGGAGTAAATCGACCCGATATCGGCCTTCCGTTTCTTGTTGTGATCCGGGACGCCATACGCCTTGATGTTGTATAGTTCGCCGTCACCAGCGTCCAACAGGAACGCACCAGATGACCCGCAGTCAATCTTCACCCATCGCTGCCCATCTTTCCAGTGCCACCCATGCTGCTTGGGATAGGTAAACCCTTCCGCCGCATGTTTAGCCGCGTCTGCTTGGTTCAGTTCGTCGCACAGTTTGTTTAGCCGTGCTGCTATCGTCTCATGTGCCATTGTCCGTTCTCCCCTACCGATACGTTCGCCAACTCCACCACAACGCCAGCACGCCCAGCGCCCAGATGAACAAATACGCTACGCTCATACCTTTACCCTCCGCTTAATCACCTTGCAAGCCGCTTCCGGCTGATTGGCGCGGTATTCCTTCAATCGCGCCCTGGCATCCTTCCACGTGTCCTCATAGCACACTTCCTCCCACTGGCCCCAGTACTGCCATATCTGGTATTCGTCGCGGGTTTTGCGTTGGTAGGCCATTAGATCACCCCCATAACGCCGTACCCCTGCTTTTCAAGCCACGCATAGACCGACTCGCGGCCAGCATCGGGACAGTCACCCCCAAACACCTCGGACAACGCTTGCGAGAGCTTATCGTAGCCGTAGCCGCCCGCCTTTGCTGTCTTCTTGGGCATGTCCTTCAACGGTCCATCCCAAATCCCAACGGTAGCCGTACAAACGCTACCCATCGGGTTGTCGCTCCAATTAGCGACGATGCGCCCGGCGAATTTGCCGTCAAACGTCAACGCTACCGCTGTAACGCTCTTAACGTGTGCCATATCGTATGCAGTCTTCATATCTCTCCTCTTTTCTGGGCCGGAATCCGCCCCCCCAGACCTACCGCGCGGGTAGGGCTGA